GATCGAATCGATCGTCGATGAATCATCATCATCGATATCGGAACCCATAGGTTCCGAAGACGGCGAACCACCGAGGAACCTAAAGGTTCCGGGGGTCAAACTGCGGATCTCGCCACGAACACATGCTTCCTGCACGGCACGCCGCAGGAAATTCCCGCCTGCCCCGAAGGTGGAAACCTTGGACTCCAACGAAGACCGGAGGTCTTCGAGGGTGAAAACGCGATCTCCGAGATCGCTCTTGCTCTCTTCGAGAGCATTGATGACCGCCATGAACTCTGATGAGCGTGGTCTAGGCATAGCCTAGTTCTCCTGTTGCTCCCCTTGGGGAGCGGTGGTTGCTGCCGATCCGACCGCCGAATCGACCCCACTATTGTGGAGGATGCTTCATCGACTGTCAAGGGGCAATCCCGAAAAAACTTGGGTTCCCCGTAGGGGAAAATTTTTGATCTTTCCCGATAATTGATCAAAAGCGGTCGATCTCTCGGGAAGACGCAGGAAACATGCGCGAATTGGGTTCTTTTATGGTCACCCATAGTGAACAGAAAAGAACCCAACACATGCACGCTACGGGCGGCTCGTGCGGGATCGTGTGTGAACGTGTGACACGAGCGTACACCAGCGTATCCCCGCGTGTGTCCCGCGTACGCGGGCTGGCGCGGGCGAGGCTGGGCGCGCCTCGGGTGACTCATAGTCGCTGTGCCCGAAAAAACCCATAGTCGCTGTGCCCAGTTTTGACACATCAGGGTAGATTTCCTACCCCTTTCGGAACTTTCCTGAAAGTCGGGAGGGGACACCCGAACCAAATTTGCCAAAAAAATTTTTTCGACTTTTTGAAGAAATTTCTAGGAATTTTTCGGATTGAGGTCTACAATAGGCTGACTATATGGGAAGACTATAGGATACCTATAGGACAACCATGGGAAACCTATGGGTTGACTACCTAGGTCTACCATAGAAATCCTGTCTAGGGATATCATCAAAATCATCTACCCTAGGAACACCATAGGATGGACCCAGAGACTGAAGGTCTAACCCTAGGAATCCATAGGTACCGTAAGAGACTTCAGAAACTACGGGAATCTGAACTGGAGTCCTGTACCTCTGCTGTCCAAAGGGTTCTTGTAAACTCTGTAGAGAACATGACCAAGGCTATGCAGTCTTGGATGTCCTCTGCCAAGTCCAGTGCAGGCCGTCTGCATTCCGTAGTTCCCCTGCTGGAGAGCATGGACCCTGCTCTGGTCTCCCTGCACACATCCCGAGTGATCCTCGACGGGATCTCCACGGCACGGACCATCAACTCCCTGTCGATGTCCGTGGGCAGGTTCTTGGAAGACGAGATGAAGTTCCTTCATGCCCGAAGGAACAACAAGGGGTGGTGGAGAAAGTATTCCAAGTTGGCCATGAAGATGCCCGTGGAAGGGGGCAGGTCCAAGTTCCTGAAGAGGGTTGCCAAGGAAGCCCACCTGCACCTGCCGGGGTGGACCCCCAAGCAGAGATGTTCGGTGGGTCTTGTCTGCATCGAACTGTTCAGGCAGGCCAACGGCATCGTCGAAGTCTCCACCGATCATTCGTTGATGAAGTCGGTCACCTATGTCAGGGCGACCGACGAGTTCCTTGAGTGGCTCAAGAAATCCCACGACGCTTCCGAGGTTCTTCATCCGGTCTTCCTGCCGATGATCTCCAAGCCTCTTGAGTGGACCTCGATCTGGCTTGGGGGATACCGGGGTCCTGAGATGGGCCGTCGCCCTCTGCTCAAGACACGGAACCGTACTTATCTCAAGGCGGTCAGTGATCTGGAAATGCCTGCTGTGTTCTCCGCGGTGAACCGGGTCCAGAACACTCCGTTCTGTGTGAACCATCGTGTGCTTGAAGTCTTGAAGCACTGCTGGGAGAAGGATCTTCAGGTCGGTGAACTTCCACGCAGGGAACCTGTGCCTATCCCGGACAGACCCGAGGGTGCGGACACGGAGACCCGCAGATCTTGGTGGAAGAATGCCTCTCGAATCAAGTTCGAGAACGAATGCGAACGGTCCAAGCAGATCGCTGTGACCAAGACCATCTGGACTGCAGACAAGTTCAAGGACAGCGCTGTCTACTTCCCTCAGGAACTGGACTTCAGGGGCAGGGTGTACCCGACTTCAAATTTTTTGAATGTTCAAGGCCCCGACTATGCCAAGGCGTTGCTTACGTTCAAGAAGGAACAACCCATCGACGACGATGGGATGTCGTGGCTGGCTATTCATGGTGCCAACTGCTGGGGGCATGACAAGGAGCCATACAGTGAACGACTCAAGGTCATTCAGGACAACCACGGTCTCATCATGGCGATCGGAAAGGACCCCCTTGCCAACATGGACTGGACCAAGGCAGACAAGCCGTTCAACTTCCTTGCCTTCTGCATCGAGTGGTGGAACATCCACCAAGGGGTGGCGAAAACCCGTCTCCCGGTACATCTGGACGGAAGCAACAACGGACTACAGATCTTCTCGCTGCTGCTGAGAGATCCTGTTGGAGGTCTGGCTACCAACTGTCTCCCCACGGAAACCCCACGGGACATCTACTCGGATGTCTCCGACCGTCTGGTCGAGAAACTACTCAACTCCAGTAATCCCCATGCCCGTGTCTGGCTGGAGATCGGGGTGGACCGCAAGGCGACCAAGCGTGTGGTCATGTGCATGCCCTATGGCCTGACCAAGTTCTCGTCCCATGAGTACGTCCGGGACTGGTACCTGTCTGCTGTGCAGGCCAAGTACCCTGCTGGGCATCACCCGTTCCCCGTCACCGTGGTCTTCGATGCCATCAGGTTCCTGACCGAACTGCTTTGGGAATCGATCGACGAGGTTGTCCACGCTGCCAGAGAGTGCATGGACTGGCTCAAGGAGATCGCCAGAATCCATGTCGAGAACGGGCACCCGATCAGGTGGACCGCTCCCAACGGTCTGATGATCCAGCAGGCTTACTGCAAGTCCAGCCGCGTAGCCGTCAAGACCAGCGTCGGCTCCGTCCTGAGGCAGCACCGCATCCTGTCTGACGGGACAGACCTGAGCATCCCACGGAACGTCAACGGGATCTCCCCGAACTTTGTCCACTCTCTCGATGCCGCCGTTCTCATGGCTGCTGTGAACCTTGGGGCACACAACGGCATCGATTGTTTTTCATGTATCCACGATTCGATTGGGGTCAACGCCCAGCATGCCGGGATCATGTCCGCTACAATTCGAGAAGTTTCTGTGGAAATCTTCTCGACTCCTGTGCTTGACGGTGTAGTATCTGAGATGAGGGCACTGACAGGGCTGGATCTTCCCGACCCTCCCCCGTCAGGCACAATGGATATCAATCTGCTCCGTGACGCAGATTACTTCTTTGCATAGGAGAACCCATGAAAAGCGTGAAGATCACCACCCCCACCGGCACCGCCGTCTGGCCCAAGTTGAACGAGCCCGACCGCAAGTTCCAGCCCGAGGGTGTGTACGAGGTCAAGTTGCGTCTTCCCGAGACCGAGGCTGAAGCCCTGATCGAGAAGATCATGGACGTTCACGCCTCCGCTTATCGGGAGGCCTGCTCTGCTCAGGGCAAGAAGGCTCTGAAGAAGGCACCGGTTCCTTGGGGTCCTGCCGAGCAGTGGAACAGCGACACCGAGACCAAGGAAGAACTTCCCGGCTTCATCGACTTCAAGTTCAAGATGAAGGCCAAGATCACCTCCCGTTCAGGCAAGTCGTGGGAGCAGCGTCCCGCTCTCTTCGATGCCAAGTTGAATCCCATTCCCGAAGACTCCGACCCCATCGGTGGTGGCTCCGTCATCCGCATCTCCGCTGAGGTGTACCCATGGCATGCCGCATCGATGGGCTTCGGGATCTCCCTCAGGCCCAAGGCTGTGCAGGTCATCGAACTGAAGACCTACAGTGGTTCCACTGAAAGCCACGGGTTCGATCAGGAAGACGGATTCACCGTCAAGTCTTCCTCCCCCTTCGATGAGGATGAGGACGACCAAGACTTCTAATGGTTTCTTTGAGAGGGACCGGAATCGGTCTCTGTCTTGATATGTCTCTCCTGTTGCTCAGCGTGCCGTGCGACCCCTGCCCCTGTCCGAGACCAAGGATCTCCAAGTGGGGAGCGTACTACCCGCCCCGGTACCGCAAGTGGAAGAAGGAGTTCCCAGAACTGCTGGCTCGCCAGACAGACCTCTGCGGACTGGTGCTTCCCTTGCGGGGCTCGCTGGAGACAGAGATCAACATCTTTGTCAAGCGACCCAAGACATCCAAGTTGGCCTTCCCCAAGCCCGACATCGACAACTATGTCAAGGCGGTGCTTGATGGATCAAACAAGATCCTGTGGGAAGACGACTCTCAAATACAAACTCTCAGGGCAAGGAAGCAATGGGACGAACTTCCGCGTGTGGAGATATCGATAGCACTTTTGTAAACCATGAGCCGTGCCCCGACTGCGGGTCCAAGGACAACCTTGCCCGGTACTCGGACGGACACGGCTATTGTTTTGGGTGCGGACGGTACGAATCCTCCACAAATGTTGACAAGTGTGGAGGGATTGCACCAACACCAATGAACAGCAGACTGATCGAAGCGGAACCCACCCCGCTGAACAAGCGGCGGATCTCCCAAGAGACCTGCCGCTTGTTTGGTTATGGAACATCCGAACTGAACGGCGAGCCTGTGCAGGTCGCCACCTACTGCGACGAGGGCGGCTTGCCCGTCGCCCAGAAGGTCCGGTTCAAGAGCAAGGACTTCAGAATCCTTGGGCATTCAGATCAGATGCTGTTGTACGGCAGGCATCTGTGGAAGTCCACGGGTCGCATGGTCGTCGTGACCGAGGGTGAGATCGATGCGATGTCGGTCTCCCAGTGTCAGGGCAACAAGTGGCCCGTGGTCTCCCTGCCGAACGGTGCCCACTCTGCGGTAAAGGCGATCAAGAAGAATCTCGATTGGCTTGAGGGGTTCGACTCGGTAGTCCTGATGTTCGACATGGACCCTGCTGGACAGAACGCAGCGCAAGAGTGTGCGATGCTGCTGTCCCCCGGCAAGGCGAAGATCGCTCGGCTCCCCGAGAAGGACCCGAACGACATGCTGGTCAAGGGCCAGACCAAGGAGATCATCGATGCCATCTGGCAAGCCAAGGTGTTCCGACCGGACGGCATCGTTGCTGGCAACGAACTGTGGGAATCGATCTCGTCTCCCCCAGAGTCGGAGGCCTGCATCGACTACCCGTGGTCGGGCCTGAACGACAAGACCTACGGTCTCCGTCAGCGTGAACTGGTGGTCCTGTGCAGTGGGTCGGGCATCGGCAAGAGCAGCGTGTGTCGCGAACTTGCACACTGGCTGATCACCAACGGTCAGACCATCGGGTACATCGCTCTCGAAGAGTCTGTCCGAAGGACCGCCTTGGGTTTGATGGGGATACATCTCAACCGTCCCCTGCACATCGAGATGGCTACCGGCAGTACCGAGATCCCTGCTGCTGATCTCAAGTCTGCCTTTGAATCAACCGTAGGATCGGGAAGGGTGTTCCTGTACGATCACTTCGGCTCGGTGGATAGCGACAACCTGCTGTCCCGGATCAGGTACATGGTCCGGGCTCTGGGGTGCAACTGGATCTTTCTTGATCACCTGTCGATCGTCGTGTCCGGTCTGGGTGATGGTGATGAAAGACGATTGATCGACAACACCATGACCGCTCTCCGTTCCCTCGTCGAGGAACTGGGGTGCGGCTTGATTCTCGTCAGTCACCTGAAGAGACCCGAGGGCCGGGGCCATGAAGAGGGAGCCCAGACTTCTCTGGCACAACTCCGTGGGTCTGCTGCCATCGGACAACTCAGCGACATCGTGATAGGTTTGGAGCGAGATCAGCAGGATGCCGAGGACTGCGACAAGATGAGGGTCCGTGTTCTGAAGAACAGATTTTCTGGCGACACTGGTTCCGCTTGTGTCTTGACATACGACAAGGACACCGGTAGGTTGGGAGAGTCGGCGGATGCTGCAGAGGGTCTGCAGACTGTGACCGACGAG